TGAGCCCCGTATATTACAATACGTATGGAACGAAGAAAGAAGGTGTCGTAGATACTACAACTATGTATAGAATTTCCACAACACAAAAACATTTCACTCGTCGCGCACACAAAAGTATAGACATCAAGAGAAGTGGGGTGACAAGGCTGGAACTCGCAAATATATATGCCATGGATCTAGATCGATTCAATGACCAATACATTAGGTCTATCGCTAGATTTCCCGTATCTGAGCTGGAACAAATTGCTCAAAGATTTGGTACTTTCATAGTTGACCGTGTAAATAATGTATATATAACTAGCAAGAGAGGAGACGATTTATTAGACTACAAAACCGAATAAACGGATATGGTCACAAATCACCTGAGCTCCACAAACCCTTCCAAAAGAAAGATAGTAGGTCGAAACCTAAAATCCCTCAATCTTCCAAGAATGTTGACGAACCCAAGATCACAAAGACCAAAGATAATCTCGTCAAAGATCCCCTGCCAACCAAGCCACGTGCCAACGAATGGCACATTCCCCAAACTCTAGATGCGTTCCTGCGTCTTGCAGTTACAAAGGATTTCTCCAATGTCCTTGGCAAGAGGGCAACTCGTTTAAATTGTGAGTTGCTGGAACAGTTAAATATGAAAGCACGATTAAATCGTGAATTCAATGAGCGATTGAGAAGGTTCAAACTTAATTCAAAAACCAAACGCACCACAAAAATTAATAATAAAGGTGTGGATGTTGGTGTTGAACCAAAGAAAACAGAGAAATTAAAGAGCCTGACACGAAAAATAGGCCATCTCAATAAGATCTACAGTTCTCTCTTGTTAACTCTCAAACTTGTCCTAAAAACATTAAAATATAGAACTATAAAGTCCTATAGGAACAAGTATAATTATAAAGGACTTTCCATTCCCGATGGTTTTATGGGTATTCTTTCTTTCATTTCAGACTTATTCAAAAGAATAAGCTCGAGAGGATCTACCACGGGCATAAGCTGGCTATCCGAGTTCGCGCTAGAATGTGAGAGACAGTGTTTAGATGTTGGGTCCGCGATCCCTCTACTCAGAAAATACTTCCGAGGAGAGAATACGCGCATTCGTACAAATAAAACTGCTCTTGCTACCCTAGCAACTCTGAGACGCGCTATGCCTAGTGTAGATGATGACTTAAAAGCACAAGAAAGAGCTACCTTAAGAACTGTCGAAGGTCTTTGCGGAAAAGTGGATCCCACACCGCCAGATATCATTGAGTCAGTCAAAGAGCATGTGCGCAAGTTCTGTAAGCACACACAACCAATGCCTCTTGATGATGAAACGGAATTTACCTCTTTAGGATCTTGCGTAGAAAAGGCGAGGAGTAAGGGCGGACAATATGCTTACCTTCATGAACAAAAGGAGCGTGCTATTGCCAAGACCCGGGTTGTGACAAGGAAGGATGCCATCAGCGGAACGCTAATGGGACATTTCCTCCCTGTAAGATCACACCCTACACTTAACCTCTGGGAGCAGAAACTACAAGGAACTGATGTAGTCCACCCCAGGCCTCAAGCAAGATGGGACAAGACGGTAAAAGCTGAATTCATCAAAATAATGAAGGACGATCCCATGGTCCGTCTAACCTGCATTCCAGAAAGTGGTGCCCGATTTCGTGTAGCAAGCGTGCATGAAGCAGCTCAAACCACACTACTTGGCCCCGTGAATATGCAGATTACGAACATGCTCAGGAATTACGGTCCCTCAAAAGCAGCATTTATGTCTGACTCAGACAGTATCCGGAAACGTGTCTTCTCAGTAAGAGGTCCTGATATCATTTACTATTCTTCGGACTTCTCTCAAGCATCAGATCTGATGCACAAAGATGTATTAGTAGCGATTGTGAATACGCTAGCGGAAGAACTGAAGTGGCCCACTCTATATACAAGGGCTGCACTCCGCTCAATCGCTCCAACTCAACTCCATTACGAGACAACAAAAGGACGTGATTCAAATATAACTACCAGAGGATCCCTCCTAGGGAGTCCATTGTCCTTCGCACTTATGTGCCTTCTACACGCATGGTGTATAAAAGCATTACCAAAAGCTCAGCGCAAAGGAAGCGTACTATATGGTGATGACTCTGCATTACCAACCACCGTAACTGGGTGGGAGTTATTTAAAACTCGATGCAGTAGTGTTGGCTTCAAGATCAATGAGAAGAAAACACATAAATCACAGACTGGCTTCCAGTTCTGTGGTTATATATACCATATAAAACGCGGTAGATTGACCACGATTAAGTTGTCTAAAATTACGAAGGTAAAGGAGGATTGGATTACAAGGCTCGATTTACATATCAATGCATGCAAGGATCTAGCACCATGGCAATTGAAACGAGTCAATAATACATTCACACAAAGAGAACACAATGTGCTATACGAATTCGTCAAACATGGCGTCCCATTATTCGCACCTAGAGAACTAGGCGGTGTCGGGCTATACCGGCAGAAAAAGAACTTTACTGCAACAACCAGTTTGATTGCATCTGTACTAATGACTCGTAACAACCCACGGAAAGAGATGGAGATCCTTTCTATGTTGACCAAGCCTTGGATAATGAGTTATCTTCCACCAAGCGCTGCAGTTATTGCAGAGGACTTGACGATCCAAACCAAACAGGTTACATTTGATCCAGAAGGCCGCTACACGTACCACGAGGTTTACCAAAAACTACTCGGTCATCTTTTGCACCAATGGGTACTGAGAGAGTATAGAGATATCAGAACTATATCGAGAAAGACCTCGCCGCGTGCGGTCGCAGAAAAGTTGTCAGGAGCCCTAGAGTTCATAGAGCGTAAATATGGACACAAATTTCCCACGCATTTCTTTGCAAAGACAGACAAGGTTCTAAAATACCTTAGAGAACGAAAAGATTTTACAATTTCAGATGAGAGTTTAAAAGCCCTAGATATAGGGTCTCAATCGCTTTACATAACCACTAGTGGTATAGTAAGGAGATCACCGTTGACTAATAAGGTGATCAACCTGGGCCGTAAGCCTCAGGCATCAAGTGCG